AGTGCAATCCAATTATCCATAAATTTCCAACCGAACAAAGGTTTTAGTAACGCACGGTATAAACTTACCGGCAGCAGATCTGTGGCAGAAGAGAGATCGTAGGATGCATGATAATTTATATCATCCCTTTTGACGAATGTCTCAAGGGTTCCTTCTTGGTCAAATGTACCATCTGTAGGGAAGCACTTTAATAATTTAAATATGTAAATATGCATAAAATATAATATTGATTGAGTCCAATAATCATTAATGGCAATAATGCGGTTTTTACCCGCTGCCTCTTCTATAATAGATAATTTTCCTAAAATAAAAGGGAAATCAATAATTTTGGCTCCATATAATTTAGAAAGAACTAATATTTTATCCGGTAAGGATACTCTAATAACACGGGCTCGTGCCCAAGGTTCAGTCATGGCATAGAATAAGGTACGGTACTTTGTCTTTTCTTCGACAATTTGGAACGAGTTCTTAGCCTTCAAGTATGAGTTAAAAAGAGCCTTCTTCGTTCGTTCATCTGGACGAACTAAAGACGCTTCAAACCGTGCTTGCTGGACAGGATCTCGGAAAGTTCTATATCCAAAATATACATACTTAGGGAATCGCTGTTTAGCGTTCGCCAAGTATAAATCAAATGTACCCACTTTTGGGTCATTGAAAGGAAAAATATACCTTTCAAAGTAAACATCTAAAGACTCAGGAATTGAGTTAGATATATAGTCCAAGGCCTGGACTAATTCATCACGAATCATTTTAAATGGATCATAAGTAAAGATCCCACCTTTGGAATAAAGGAAGTACTTTAAGTACGATAACCCTTTGGGATGATGTAACCATGCCAAAAGATCCATAATTGGACCTTTGAAGGCTGGGGAAACATTAGGCCCAGCGTTTGATGAACAAACAGGTTTGAAATCAATAGAAATCAATCTGAACTGCTCAGAAACGTTTAGAAGGGATTTAGGAATAAATGTACAGCATTTAAAGAAAGCTGCCATAATATATGATAAATTATCAATTGGGGTTTGCAATTTAGGGGATTGCACAGTAGTAAAATCTACTTTTAAATTAGTCCCTTTAAGGACTTTATACATATTGAATATAGAACCCCAAATACGAATGACCGATAAATCACCGGATCTTATTCTAGACCTGACTTCCTTAGGTAAATCTGAAGGTAAGCCATTGGTTAAC